CGATCCCGTCGCTGACCCAGCAGACCTATACCCAGTACCTCGACGGCCCGACCTGGGAGGACTCGAAGGTGCTGGCTGTTCCGGTCTTCCCGCTGGGCTCGATCACCAGCATCCACGACGACCCGACCGGTCGGACCTATGACACAGCCACGCTGGTCGACTCTGGCGACTACGACCTCGACAGCTATCGGGGTCTCGTCATCCTGACGCAGTCCTCGACGCAGGGCTTCTGGTCTCAGGGCTTCCGGGCTCAGAAGATCATCACGCAGGCCGGCTGGGCTACCGTGCCCGAGGCGCTGAAGCACGCTGGCGCTGAGCTGGTCTGGCACTGGTACAGGCTGATGCGGGAACGGGGGAAGCAGTCCGTCTCTGTCGGCGGTGGGTCCACTGGACTCCGCAACGAGAGCATCCCTGATCATGTCTGGGCGATGGTCTCGGCCTACCGCCTCCCAGGGTCGCTGCTGTGAGCATCACCCTCGAAGAGTTCCAGACTCGCCTTCGTGAGGCCAGCGCGGGCGGTGCCTTCGCTCGCCTCGTCCGTCAGCAGCTTCTGAAGACTGCACTCCAGGCCGAGGGCAAGGCCAAGATGAGGGTCACCGGAGGCAACCCACTGAAGACTCGGTCAGGCCGTCTCCGGTCCTCGATCCGAGGAGGCGTCAGGAGCGCGACCGGCAACCGCCACGAGATGGAGGGCTACCTGCGAGCTGGAGGCGGTCTGAACTTCGGAGGCGTTCAGGGTGGGCAGGTTCGGTACGCTCGGATCCATGAGGAGGGCGGAACCATCGTCCCGAGAAATGCCAAGTACTTGGCGATCCCCACAGCGGCGCAGCGGACGGCCTCGGGTGTGTCTCGCGCTGGTCCTCGTCAGACTCCGAACATGGCCTTCGCCCAGGCCCTGGGCGGTCAGCCGGTGCTCGTCAACACGCAGACAGGGGCGGCTCACTTCCTCCTCCGCACTCGCGTCGTCATCCCTCCCAGGCCCTACCTCCGACCCTCGATCAAGGAGGCCGCCGCCAAGATGCCTGCGGCGATGTGGCCTCTCCTCGGTCGCTCGCTGAAGGTCGACCTCTGATGGCGTCGGAACTGAAGATAGTGATGGGGCAGATCGTGACCCAGATCAAGAATGCCAACGGCTCCGGGGTCTATGTCCACGACCTGAGCGCAACTGGGACCGTCGTTCGAGGTGCTGTCCTGGAGTCTCCGCAGTCCTCGGTCGCTGTCGGGGTCTACCTCCAGCACCTGAACACTGAGCCCGGCGCTCGCCTCGGGTACTGGGAGCGCACCGCCCTCGTCGGCATCCACGGATGGGTCGCCCACGATGGCACCGAGGGAGACGCGGAGGACGTCGCGGCGGACCTGCTGAACGACATCACCCGAGCGCTGGAGGCGGATCGCACCCTCGGCGGGAACGTCCGAGACATCAACGCCAGCGGCACGGCCTTCGCCGGTAACACCTACGGGATCGGCGGCTGGGCCATCGCTGCGATAGACTTGCGCGTGAACTGGTCCCAGCGGACGGGGGTGTAGCATGTCCTGGTACGATCCCGCGTGGAACTACCGCGCCTCAGTCAGCATCGACAACACAGGCGGCTCTGGCGGTGCGAAGGACTGGTCCCTCGTGGTTCCGCAGGACTGGGACCACTTCTGGGACAACACCCTCTCCAATGGGTTCGACACCGTCATCGTCAGCGAGGACGGCCGCAGCAAGCTGAACTTCGAGCGGCAGACCTGGACCCATGCCAACAAGGCCGGCACCCTCCGCGTCGACTCTCACCAGCTCGACACGGCGAACATGCACCACGCCTGGATCTACTACGGGAACAGCGCGGCCTCGGTCGACCCTGCTACCTCGGTGACGATCTCCGGTGCGCTCTCGGCAGAGGTCGAGCAAGCCTTCGCCCAGCGGTCGCGCCCGGCGGTCCTCTGTCGAGCGGAGCGCCCTGGCAGGACAGCACCGACACCGCAGGTCAGCAAGGCGTCGACGACGACGATTCATCTGTGGTGGGACCTGGGGCGCACCCTGGAGCGCAGGACGACCGAGAGCAACGGGCGGCGCCTGTTCGAAGAGATCGAGTACGCTCAGATCCAGGTCTACGACGGCGCTTCGCCGACTGGCTCGATGATCGACGCAGACAAGACTCGGATCGTCGACGGCCGCTGGGTTCGAACCCAGATCAAAGCCGGGGCGAGCGGGACAGACTACACACCCCGACTCACCATCGGGACCACCCTGGACCGGGTTCTGGACTTTCGTTGTCTGCTCCAGGTCCGTGACGTTGACGAGGACTAGAGATGGCACTTCCATTCCACGGCAGAGGCTCTGCGATCGGGTACGGCGAAGAGAGCACCTACGGCACCGCCGTCGCTCGCTCCAACTGGCGTCAGACCGTCTCCTCGACGATGTACCGCAAGGTGACCCGGAACTACCGTCCAGGGCTGGTCGGGGTCTCCTCGTCCTTCGTCAAGCGGAAGACCGTCTCGGGGATCACCGAGTGCGGCGGGACCATCGAGCACGTCCTGACCTATGAGGGGATGGGAATGCTCCTGAAGCACGCCCTCGGCACGGTCGCAACGACTGGCTCTGGGCCGTACGTCCACACCTACAAGATCGGAGACCTGCCGACGGGGCTCACCGTCGAGACCATCGACAGCGGCGACTCGGGCAACGTCGCGCAGGTCGCTGAAGGCTGCAAGATCAGCCGGATGACCCTGCGGTGGAACAGCCCGAGCGATGTCGCGATGTTCTCGGCCGACTTCCTGGCAGAGGACATCGGCGCCTACACGACCGCAGGATCGCCCACCTATGGAGCCGGCGGCCTGGACATGATCGGCCACCAGCTCGGAGCGCTGTCATTCAACTCGAACAGCTACGACCTGATCAGCCTGGAGATGGTCATCGACAACAAGCTGGCGCGGCGGAACAAGCTCGGATCACGGCTGACCCATGAGCCGATCCGGTCGGACTTCGCGGAGGTCATCTGGAGGGCCGAGATCGAGTGGGAGAACGGCAACGCCATCACCGACTTCCGCAACGAGGTCCAGGGCGACGTCACTGTCACGAGCACCGGCACAGGGAATCAGGCATGCACCTTCACGCTCCACAACGCTCAGATCTGGGATGTCCCGAAGCCGGTCAACGGACCAGGAGCCGAGACCATGCGCATCGAATGGAAGGGGCTCTCGGATGGGACCGATGAGGGCTTCCAGATCGCCCTCACCAATGACGACTCCAGCGGGACGGCGAACTGATGCCGGGCATCCTTCACGCGCTCGCAACGGCAGCAGTCAAGCAGGTCACTCTCGGCGGCGTCGAGTGGCGTCTGCGCCGCGTCTCCTCGGCAGACCTTGCAAGGGCCCAGGCGGGCGCTCTCGCCCTCCTGCCTGTCGACCCAGCCCCTACCAAGGGCAAGGCCAAGAAGAGCCAGCAGAAGGGCGTCCAGGGCTTCAGCCCCGAGGCACTGGCGTCGACCGCCAAGATGTCTGAGGCGATGGCCTGTGCGTCAGTCACTCATGCCCGCGCACCGGGCGCCGAGTGGGAGGCGCTGACGCTCGTCATGGACCGAGCCAAGGCAGACCCGGACAAGGGGCGGCTCTGGGTCGGTGACCTGACGATGTCAGTGCGGCAGGGCCTCTTCGCGGAGGCGATGTCTCACAGCACGGAGGATGGAGAGGCAGTAGAACGCCTCCAGTCCTTTCGTGGAACAGCCTGAGACGCTTCTGATCCTGGACTGTCTGGCGAGGAGATACGGCAGGATGCCTCACGAGATCCTCGACCTCTCGCCCTATGAACTGACTCTCGCGTGGCAGTGTTACCTACAGGCCAATGCTGACACCGCACGCCGCGTCAAGCAGGCGGACGGTATGGTGTTTCCCGTGATCAACTTGGCAGGCTGATGGCGTCTAATGTTATCGAATACGTCCTGAAGGTCAAAGACGAGGGGTCTCAGGCCGTTCAGAAGAATGCGGACGCCGCCAAGGACGCGACGAAGGCAACGAAGGAAGCCTCTGAGGCGTCGACCGACTACGGCGCCGCTCTGGGCAAGATGGCCAAGGCGGCGGCGGTCGCTGGGGCTGCGACCTTTGCACTCCTCCAGAACGTGGCCGATCTTCGGAACCAGCTTCTCGACGCTTCCACCCGAACAGGTATCGCCGCCGAGACGCTGGCTGGCTTGAGGCTGGCTGCCGAGGGCTCTGGCTTGCAGTTCGGACAGCTTGAGCGGGTGATGGGCGGGTTCACTCTACGGATCCAGCAAGCATCGCAGGGCATGGGCGAGGCGTCTCGGGGCTTCGAGAACCTTGACATCCAGGTCACCGCCCTCGATGGGAGCCTCCGATCGGCGGACGACATCCTGCGAGATACCATGGAGGCGCTCGCAGACATCGAAGATCCGACAGCTCGGGCCGCAGCGGCTGCCGAGACCTTCGGGGCGCAAGGTACACGCCTGCTCCAGGCTCTGGGAGATCCGGCCGCGCTTCAACGTTTTGTCGAACTGGCGGAGGAGTTCGGCGTCGATGTCGGCCCGAAGGCGGCGACTGTTGCCGGTGAATGGCAGCGAAACGTGGCGAACCTTCAGCTAGTCTTGCAGGGGTTCCGAGACAAGGCTCTGACCGCCTTCGGCGTCGATATCTTCGATGACTTCAACAAGGGCCTCGTCTTCATGACGACCTTCTTCACCTCTAACCTCCGGTCCATGATGGACATCGCGGGGAAGCTGATCGCGCCCCTATCGCTGTTCTTCTCGGGTGACTTCGCTGGAGCGGCGAAGGCGTTCGGGGTCTCGCTTGACATCATGACAGATCCAGCCGGCGTCATCGTCGGGATGGTGTCCGATGCTGGCAGCGCGGCCCTTGAAGAGATGGAGAAGTTCGGGCGCCTTGTTCAACTGACGAAGGGCGGCGGAGGCGGAGGCGGAGGCGGAGGCGGAGGCGGCGGCGGCGGCGGCGGCGATATGACCTTCACCACAGAGGTCAGCCTGGACAAGGGCCTTGCCGGCGTTCTCAGGGTCGAGACTGTCAAGCTTGAGACTCAAGCATTCCGAGGCGGCGCACAGCCAGACGGCACGCTGTCGCAGTTCCAGCAGGCGCAGTTCGTCGCGGCTCTGGGAGAGGCTCTAAATGGCCTCGGCGGAGTGTTGTCCACTGCCCTCAGCAGCGCTCGGTCACTGGCTGGTGGGTCTCTCCCTGGGATGACTTGGTGGGGACAGGCGATCAACCTGCTGTCTGAGTTCGCCGATCCGATCGACTGGGGAAAGCTGGAGCAGACCATTCACGACGCCTTCGTCGGTGCTGTGCGTCTGTTCTTCGACCTCGATGCCATCTTCGGGGCTATCGTCGACGGCGTGGTCTTCGGCATTCGAGATGCCTTCTTCCTTGCCCGAGAGGGAGGCGCAGAGCCCACAGGCGGCGAGTTTATCAGCGGCATGATCGGCAAGATCAACGAGGCTCTCGGAAGCGATGGTCAGTCCTTCCAGACGGGCACCAAGTTCATCGACAAGACAGGGCTCGCCCTGCTTCACAAGGGCGAGCGCGTCGTCCCAGCCAACGGGGCCACGCCCTCGAACATGCAGGGCTTCGGCGGCGGCGGCGGTCTCGTCGTCAACGTCAACGCGCCCCTTGGCATCGGGCCCGGCACAGCGGAGCAGCTTGTGCGAGAGCTGAACAGCATCCTCGGGGCTCGTGGGCTCAACTTGGCGGTGACCTGATGGGCAACTCGACGATCTGGTACTACCCGGACCCCTCTGGCGGCCTGGAGGAGATCGACTTCGGCGACGAGGACATCTCAGGGCTGATCGAGATCCCAGTCCGAGACGTCCGGGACTCGCACAGCATCGGCGGGGCGTTTCACCGCACCGTCCTCGGCGGCGGTCTCAAGGTCCGCATCGTCTGCGAGCGCTTCTCCGGCCTGACCGACGCGGGCAAGGCCCTCGCGCGGAACCTCCACAGCCTGGAGACTCACCTACAGCGGGGCGGCCTGATGGTCTTCTCGGCTGACCGCGACAAGGCGTGGATGGGCGTCATGGAGGGCACCCTGCTACCCCAGCGTGGAGACTCGACCCTGACGACGTTCGGCGGCAACCTGCTGTCGGTCTTCACTCGCACCGGGGTCGCCGCCTCCCTGGCGGCTGGCGATGAGCTGGTCCTGGAGACCTTCAACCCGACGATGAACCGGGAGCACCTGCTGACGACCTCCGAGAGCGGAGGGGTGATCACCCTCGACACGTCCGACGGCGCCGAGGTCCGGTACGATTACACCTCGGACCAGAGCGCGATCGTCCGCGAGCGCAACTTCTACCCAGCCCTCCGCCTGCCTGCCGATCAGGTCGGGCGCTCGATGCTGATCACCGACCATCGGCACACCTACACCTTCGACGTGACGATGGAGATGGACTATCTCGCCATCTCCAGCCTCATCCCGGCGGCTGACTCGCTGGGCGGCACGACTCCAGCGCAGGGCCTCTACAGCCTGGAGAGCCTCGCAGCTTTGACCACGACCGGAGGTAGCGTCAGCCGTCTGGACTTCGACCCGACCGGCGGCGGGGCTCCTGGCGGGACCTTTAGCTGATGAGCTGGTCGAACGAGTTCCTGGAGGCCCTCCAGGATCGGACCCTGACGCCGATCTTCTACCTCCAGGTCATGCGAGACCCGAGCAGCCCTGGGGCTACCGGCGAGCAGTTCTTCAGTCACTTCGAAGAGCGGCTTCCGCTGAACCCGATGATCGAGCGGTCCTCCGTCCGGGTCTCCTCGGGTGCGGTATCGCTGCTCTCCTGGTCCAAGTCCTTCGGGGGCTTGACCCTCGGGATCCACGGGGGGGCGGACGAGTCGACGAGCGTGCTCCAGTCCGTCGTCAGAGGATGTCTCGTCCGCCTCTTCGTCGGCTTCCCTGGCTGGGACTACGGCGACTTCCAGCCCGTGTTCACTGGTCAGGTGACCGGCCTGCGAGGCACTCCGATGCGGGGCTATCAGCT